AGCAAATTCGATTTGCGTATGACTTCACAGGTCACTCTCGCGGTTATGCAGAGCTTTATTGAGATAGCGGAAGTTGCGGGATATGATCCAGGTGATTTGGCGGTTATGCGGATGATGACAACGGATATAGTCCACCCTCTGATTGATTTCAATGGTACTCTGATGACATCATACAATTTGAATCCATCCGGAGTCAATATTACTGTTCAGGTTAATGGTGGCGTTAACTGTTTGTATGCGCGAATGTTTGTTTTTTCCGTTATTCCGGAATGTACGGATTTTAGAGATGTCATGTCGGCCATCACGTATGGCGACGATTTCAAGGGTAGTGTTAGAGAAGGGTACCGCGACCGCATTAATTTTCTTGCGTTTAAGAAGTTTATGAATGAGCATTCAATAAACGTAACGCTACCGGACAAAAAAGCTGGTAACGAGACTCCGTTCGTTACTAGGGAGCAAGCGGATTTTTTGAAGAGAAAATCAAATTTTGTTCAAGAAATAGGCTGCGAATTGGGCGCTTTAGAAGAAATGTCGATTTTTAAGAGTTTGCATTGCAATATTCGCAGTGTCGCGGTTACACCGCGACTCGTGGCAGCCTCATGCATTGAATCCGCTATGCATGAGTGGTTCGCACATGGTCGCAGTGTGTATGAAAAGCGTCAACAACAAATGCAAGAGATCTGTAGGCGACAGGCTCTTTGCATTCCAGCTGTCGATATCACGTTCGAGGAACGCGTCGACGATTGGAAAAAAAAATATGCGCTGGTTACCAGTTAGTGCTAAACTAGGCTCGTATATTTTTAATACAATTTTGATGCATGTAGCACCATGCATCACACATTTTTATATTACATATATATATTACATTTTCCTTTACATAATTTACATATAGGTTTTACTAGCCCAATAAGTACTATACTGGATAGTTTCCAGTCTTTTAATCCATTTTTAGTTAAAAATGAAGTGCTGGATAGCACGATTGTCCCACATTCTGCCGAATTGTCTAGTGAAGCGCAAACGCAGCAAACAGTTAGTTTTTTGGATTCTGCGTCAGGAGCAGTTATGGATACTCCTAGTTATATTGATCATTTACGTGATGAGCCCATGCAGTTGGATACTACTTTACAGCAGTTTATGTCGCGGCCGGTGAAGATAGCCGATCTTACTTGGAGCATTAATGGAACTTTGGATGGAAGTTTCAATCCATGGAATGAATTCTTTTTTAATTCTCACGTCTCAAACAGGATAAATAATTTTAAATTAATGTCTTGTAAGCTGTGTTTGAAGTTCGTTGTTAGTAGTACCCCATTTCATTATGGTAGACTGATATTTTCGTATAATCCATTACAGGCATTTGATAGGCTTACAGCTACACGCGATATGATAGATGCAGATTTAGTGGCAGCCACACAACGACCACACGTTTGGATTAATCCTGCGAACTCTGAAGGTGCCATGATGGAATTGCCCTTCTTTTGTCATCGCAACGTCATTGATACATATTGGGGAGGTTTTGAAGAAATGGGCATTATCCGTTATCATGCGCTTACCACCTTGAAACACGCTAATGCTGGAACGGATTCTATTACCATTTCTGTTTTCGCTTGGGCAGAGGACGTTAAGTTGGCGGTGCCTACTTCGAATTATTCATATGGTATCACGCCGCAGGCGTCAGAGTATACAGGACCGGTATCGCGTATTGCATCTTCTGTGGCACGTTTTGCCGGGGCCTTAACGCATGTACCAACTATTGGGCCCTATGCACGTGCCACTGAAATAGGAGCATCAGCGCTGGGGAAAATGGCTGCACTATTTGGTTATTCGTCCCCTGTGGAGATAGAGCGGACATTGGTTGCACCCATTACAAAAAGTCATATGGCAACAACCAATACCCGGGACGATATCAATAAGTTATCTTTAGACGCCAAGCAAGAGTTGAGTATTGATCCGCGAACTGTGGGATTGGATGGTACTGATGAGATGACGATTCAACACATCACATCCAAGGAGTCTTATCTGGGTTCATTTACGTGGGCCGTTGGTTCTAATCCTGGTACCACATTATGGCAAAATGTAGTCGATCCCGCGTTGCACAGGCGTGTGGGATCTTTAGCTTCCGGCGAACTTCATTTTCCGGCGACGTGTTTTGCGTGTTTTCCTTTTAGGTATTGGCGTGGTACTCTCAAGTTTAGATTTTCCATAGTTTGCAGTGGATACCACCGAGGGCGTTTGGGCATAGCCTGGGACCCCGAAGGTGTGCCAATAACACTTGAACATAATGTTTTGTATCATACTATAGTCGATATTGGCGAAAGACAGGATTTTACTATAGAAGTTGGTTGGGGCCAAGCTACCACATGGCGGGAACACGCAGGATTTCAGGGCGGAGAATTGATAGGTATAGCTGAGCCCAATGTTATTGGTTATAGTGCAGGCTCTAGTACGTTTGGCAATGGTGTTTTGGTTGCGTATGTACTAAATGAACTAACGTCACCCAACAGTGAGATAAACAATGACGTTACTGTGCAGGTATTTATATCCGCTAGTGATGATTTTGAACTTGCTGCTCCCGATACTAGGAACATTGCCCATTTGCGTTTGTCTAATTCTACTACTCTCGATCCACCGGCTTCTTTGGTTAATCCACAAGCTGGTACCATGGACGAGATTACTTGCAATGCGCAAACAGGTGTGACTCGATTTGGTATGAAGATACCCATTAACGATGAGACAGCAATGGTGCACATGGGCGAATCTGTAGGTTCCTTTAGGCAACTTATAAAACGATATTGCCTTTGGTGCCACAATTTGATAAATACACCCGATGTGCAAAATTACCAGTTGCAAACAAGATACCCCATTATGCCGTTATGGCCTGGATGGACTTTCGTACCGCAGGTTGCTAATTCTCCTGAATATTCAGTTGGAGGTATTTCATACCTGCATGCGCTTGTGACATATCTGAGGTACGTTACGGTTGCATATGCCGGCTATCGCGGCGGTGTGCGTTGGATGTTGGACACTAGTTCTCTTGG